ATCAACGGCCCGAGCAGTGCTCGTTCACCTTTGGGCCCCTACTGAGCTGTGACACCGACGCCAGCTACACCATCGTCGGCACCGAAGACGGGGAGCCGGTCGACCTGGCCTATTGCCGGGACCACCTCGTCGAGTACGTCCGGCTGACCGTCGACCTCGACGTCCACATCACCTACCGGCGCGCCGGATGGGCGGGTGACCTGTGATCACGCTCTGGGAACATCCGGTCACCGAGCTCCGGCGCGGTGACCGCTGGGTCAGCGGCACCGAAGTGATCGAGATCGACGCCGTCGAGCTCAACCCGGTGGTCGCCAACGACAAGGCCGTGTGGCCCCTCGGGGCCGTCCGCATCAGCGGACGGATCACCAAGGGGTTCGGGGCCGGTCGGAAGACGCGGCACTGGACCTTCCACGCCGACCAGCGCATCGACGTGGAGCGGCCGTGATGGGAACCGTGTACCTCTTACATTTCGAGCGGCCCTTCGGCCACGCCCGCCACTACATGGGGTGGGCGGGGCCGGGGAACCTCGACCGGCGGCTGGCCTATCACGGCACCGCCGCCGGAGCCAACCTCCTCCGCCATGTGGCGGCGGCCGGGATCAGCTGGACGCTGGCCCGGACGTGGGAGGGCAGCCGCGTGCGAGAGCGGCAGTTGAAGAACCAGGGCGGGCACGCTCGCAAGTGCCCGCTGTGCAAAGAGAAGGGATGACGAAATGAGGTGGTTACTGCGCCGCGGCGAACGCGGCGTCGTCCACCGTGCGGTGCTGGAGGGCGGCGGCCAGATGGTCCTGATGATGACGGCTTGCGGGCTGTCAATCCGTTGGGACCAGCCGCACGCCCCGTGGCAACGGGCGCGCACGGACGACTACGCAGGGGTGACGTGCCGGAGGTGTCTGGCATGATCACCGTGGCCGACCTGGTCGAGGCGCTCTCGCGCTACGACCAGGAGATGCCGGTGGCGGTGCACCTGCCCGAAGGCCAGTTCTTCGGGCCGGACGCCTTCAACGACTTCGCCCTGTGCACCAGCACCGGGTGGCTGTTGATCGACCTGGACGGCGAATGGACCGGCGAGTGAGCGCGGCAGAAATCAGGCGGCTGGCTCGCTTGGACGCCGACGCCGAGCTGCTGGGGGCGCGACTGGACAACATGGTCGCGCGCCTGGCGGCGCTCGGTGACGGCTACGAGATGCTGGCCCGGACGATGGCCGAGCTGGGCGAGGGCATCACGGCCTGCGCCCAGTTGCTCGGGCGGATGGTGCAGGAGCTGGGAGAGCTGCGGGAGGAGAGCCAGTGAACGAGGTGATCGGGCGGTGCGACCACTGTGGCCGGGAGGTTACAGAGGAGGACTGCTACCAGGTGCTCGACGAGCACGGCGCGCACCTGTACTGCGATGACTGCCCGCCGGAGGAGGGGCCCACGTCATGAAGTACGTGTGCGTCATTCGGCTGGACAAGCACAAGAGCTACCTGGCCGTGGCGTCGCGAGAGGGGTGTGTGATCACGCACACCCCTCTCGACGCGCGCTGGCCGGACTACGAGGCCGCACGCCGTGAGGCGCGCAAGAAACACCCCCGGACGCGGGTGATCGTGCCCGATTTGGGCGAGCGTCCACCAACCAACAGAAAGGGACAGCGGTGATTATCAACTCGAAATGGTGGGAGGATCACGAGAACGTCGCCACGATGGTGGTGTTCCAGTGCGGGCGGGTACTCAGCGTGCTGCCCGACTTCGGCGAGACGGCCGAGGCCGCGGCCGGGATTCGGCTGCTCGCAGCCGCCGTCGAGCAGCCGTGGGAGCACCGGGAGATCTTCGTCGCGGCGTTGCTGGCCGACCCCGAGGTCGTTGTCTGCCGCTGCGGTGAGTGCCAGGGCAAGGAGTGGTCGGTGGGGGACAAGCTCCACGCCCACTTCGTCGAGCTGCTCGATCGGGGGCGGAGCCTCAACTTCGCTGAGCCCCAAGATGAGGAGGAAGCGGGGTGACCAGCTGGTACAGCGTGAGTGCCGAGTCCAACACTTTGGCCCTGCGCGAGACCGCTACCGAAGCCGAGCTGGCGGTGCTCTACACCGACGGCAGTGGATCGCGCACCCACGTGCTGTCTCGCAAGGAAGTGCGCAGCCTGCGTAATTGGCTCAACGACTGGTTGGAGCAGGGGGCATGACCAGCGTCTACCGCAAGAACGCCGAGAGCGTGCTCGGCTCGGCCCGGACCCATTGGGGGTCCGGGCCGGACGCCGGGCCCACCGTGGCAATGGTTGGGGTGGGCTACGCCCTCCTCGCCATCCATGACCTGCTCGACGAGCGCCTGAACAAGCCCACCAACTGGCCCGAGTTAGCCAAGGCGCTGAGCCCGCAAGCGGCTCGCTCAGACCCGGAGATGGAGGGCTGATGAGCATCCTGATGCGGTGCATGGCGACGTCGGACCCGTACGACGCCGAGGGTAACGAGGCCCCGATCGGGCTGTTTCTCAGGACCTACGACCCCGAAGCCGCCGGAGGGCGGGGGGCCGCGACCTTCACCTCTGACGTGGACGAGGCGATGGCCTTCGACACGTTGGAGGCGGCGGTTCAGTGCTGGCAGACGGTGCCCGAGAGCCGCCCGCTGCGTGAGGACGGGCGGCCCAACCGCCCGCTCACCGCGATGACGATGGAGTTCGTCACGCCGGAGGTGGCCCGTGGCGGAGAATGAGATCGACGGGAGCGGGGGGTTGCGGATGCCCCTCGCTCCCGTCCCCACACGGGGCTGGTACAACATGGCTTGCTGGAACGGGCTCAGCCCGGACCAACGTGAGTTCCTCCGCACTCAGGGCTATCTGCCGCTGGGCTACCGACCCAGCGGCACCTGCCCCCACGGAGCCGAGGTCGCCATCGAGACGATGGTGGATCAGTTCCCCGGGCCTCGTTTCTATTGCAGGGAGTGCGCCATCGCCTTCTTGCAGCAGGGCGAGGCGGCCAGCTTCACCTGCTCGCGCTGCGGGAAGGTGAGCCACCATCCTGTCGACCAGGCCGAGGGCTACTGCGGGGCGTGCCATGACTGGACCGGGCTCTGATGGCTGAGTGCGCCCACTGCGGCGAACCCATCGAAGACCCCGGCGTGTGGGAGTTCACCCTGGAGTCGGAGCACTTCGTGATCCGGGGCTTGTTCTTCGGCGACCTGGAGCATCTGCGCGGCTGGGCCGCGGCACAGGGACCGTTCGGGCCGGTGACGGCATCGCCGATGGAGCCGGAACACGACCATGGATGAACCGCCCCAGATCGCGGCCCTGCCGCACTACTCGCCGCGGGAAGGGATCGAGCCGTACCCCGTGCCGTGGATCGCCATATGGGAAGGAGAACGAGACGGGCCGGAGATGATCCTGGATGCGAACGGCAACATCCAGCCCGCCCCCGGGACCAAGCACGTCCGCCGGGAGTTCGGCATGTGGGTCATCGCCACGCGGGACAACCGCACTGGAGCCGCTGACTTCGGCTCGACCCAGAGCCGTCGTCAGCGCGAGTGCATGACCCGGATGCTCTGCCAGGTGTGCGGGCGCACCCAGCGTCAGTCGAAGTCCAGGCACTTGTGGGTGGTGCCCAACGAGGAGCAGCACCGGGAGCTGTGGCAGGAGGATCAGCTAGTGCTCAACGCCCCGGTGTGCCCGTCGTGCCTGGAGTTCTCCGAGGCCACCTGCCCCCACCTGATCCACACCAAGCCGTACGTGGTCTCGTGGGCGCCAGGGGTACCGGTGGCGATCACCGGCGACCTCCACTACGGAGGTGAATGGCTGCCGACGATGCTGCCTCTACGGCATCGGCTCACGGCCCGGGTGATCGGTCGTGAGCTGGTGGTTCGGGTCGGCGATTAGGTCCGGCCGGTGGCGAGGGTGTAACGTCAAGTGACGCCCCGCACGGGGCGGGAACGGAAAGGAACTACGGAGATGGCAAGGAAGAAGTGGGTCACGCTCGTCGGGGAACACGCCCCAGTGACGAGCCCAGCCGAGGAGGCCGCGCTGAAGCCGTACTGGCTGGAGCAGACCTCCACGGCGCTGCTCAGCGGCATCGACCAGGCCCGGCGGCTGGAGGCGGCCGAGCGCGACCGGCTGCTGTACGAGCGGGGCGGTGGGGCGGCCAAGCCCGGGCGGCGCGACGGCCTGCCCGAGCCGGAGGGGCCTAAGCGGTCTGGTCAGAAGCCTCGGCGCTTGAAGCGCAAGCCAACCGACGGGGCGGAGGTCTGATGGACTTCTCGCCCGAAGAGCTGGCCGCCATCGACCGTGACGAGGCGGGTATCTACCGCCTGACCGCCGAGGAATTGGCGGCTATCGAGGACTCGGGCACATGGCCCGAGCACCCCGATCCAAATGTTGTCGTCGTCCACCGAGTCCAGCGGCTCGCGGATGACTTCGTCTACGTCCGCTGGTACATCCAGCGGCAGGCGTAAGGGGACCACCCCGATGCCCAGGTCAAACCCAGCGGCACCATGCTCGCCGCTGCTGTCATCCCCTGGGAGGTCCTCTCCCCCGGGCGGCTCCGTGAGCGCCGTCCGGGGGCGAGTTCGGGACGTCACATCACAACCAGAAAGGAACCGCACGGTGGCTACGAAGAAGCCAGATGCAACTCCAGAAGAAGAAACCAGCACGGCAACCCCGGAGACCCCGGAAACGCCCCAGATCCACATCGCCAAGATCGCGAGTGAGACGCTGTACGTCCCGATCCTCGGGACGACGCCGCTGATCATGTCGCGCTTCAGCGAGAAGGCCAAGCGCAAGATGCTCGACGCCCAACAGGGGCGGCGCTCCCCCAAGGAGATCCGCAACCCCGAGGAGGAGTACGAGGCCAGCATGTACCGGCTGGGCGAGGGCTTCGGCTTCCCGGCCGTGGCCTTCAAGTCGGCCACGGTGGCGGCGGCTCGCTTCTACGGCAAGGACGTCAAGATGACCGAGCTGCGCCAGTTCCTCTGGTTCACCGGGGAGATGGCCGACAACACCGACCAGCCCTTGGTGCCAATCGACGGCCAGCCCAAGATGCGCGAGGACTACGTCCGGCTGGCCGGGGCATCACGCTCCGCCGACCTCCGCTATCGGGCGGAGTTCTGGCCGTGGGACGCCGTGCTGAAGATCACCTTCGTCAGCTCGTGTCTCAGCCGGGAGTCCGTGCTGAGCCTGGTCGACGCCGGTGGTATGGGCGTGGGCGTCGGGGAGTGGCGGCCGGAGCGCAAGGGCGACTTCGGCACCTACACCATCGACGAGTCCAAGGACATCGACATCGAGCGGGGTGAGCGATGAGCCTGCGGGACGAACTCCTCGCCATCCGCGAGGAGTTCGGGTTGCTCACCCCGGAGAACGTCGTGCGGGCGGCAGAACACCCGGAGCATCCACTGCACAACCGCTTCACCTGGGACAACACCGAGGCCGCCGCCAAGTGGCGGTTGGCCGAGGCGGCCAATCTGATCCGGTCGGTGAAGATCAGGTTCGTCAGGCCCTCGGGGGAGAGCGGCAAGGTCCGGGCGTTCACCCGCGATCCTGCCGCCGAACGCCCCTCGGTCTACGACGAGACCGAAGTGGTGCTGGAGAACCCGGTTGCCCGGGAGGTCATCCTCCAGCAGATGCGCCGAGAGTGGGCGACGTTCAAGTCCCGCTACCACATGATGAATGAGTTCATCGACCTGCTGCGGACGGAGGCGGAAGCCCTCGCCGCCGTCGAGCGGGACGCCGCGGGCGAGACGGCCTGAACGATGGCGTGGCAGAGCGTTCCCATCTGTGAACGCTGCTGGCTCGACGAGACGGGCGAGTGGGTGACGTCGGAAGATGGCGTCACCCGCTCGCTCGTCAGCGTGCGGATTCCGATTCGCCTGCGCGAACCAAAGGTGGAGGCTTGCTACGCCTGCTCGGAGCCGACCATCAGCGGCATCTACGTAAGGCGGGAGGTGCCATGACGGTCAGGCATGGCATGGACGGTGGGGCGTGGCAAGGACGATGCACGGCAACGCACGTCACGGCAAGGCAGGTATGGCCCAGCACGGGCAGCAAGGGCAGCAAGGAGCGCTGGGTGTGGTCGGGCCAGGTTGTGCTCCGCCCGGCCTGGCAAGGCGGGCCAGGCATCGACAGGCCAGGGAGGCGAGGTTGGGCGCGGCGGGCAGGGCTACGCCTGTTTACGCACGTTGTGGCCGGGTTCCGTGTGGCAGGTATGGCAGGTCTACGTTCGCACGTCGCTCATGGTGCGGCTGGGCAGGCAGGGCCCACCTCGGTTCATCTCGGCATCGCCCGGTTGGTCCCGGCTTTGCTCAGTACGGATAGCGCGGCATGGTTCGGCTGGCAAGGCCGGGCGTGGAACGGTGCGGGAAGGCACCGCTTGGTCTGGCATGGCGGGCACGGCGATCGTGGCTTGGCGTCGTCCGTCACGTCCCGGCAACGCTTAGCCCGGCGAGGCAGGCAAGGCCAGGTTCGCAACGGCTTGGTCGACTTCGCAGAGCTCGTCGCCGCAAGGCATCGCTGGGCAGGCTTGGCTCGGGTCGGCCAGGGCGGCTGGTTCAGGCATCGAAGGCGCGGCTCGGCGGGCAAGGCTTGGTATGGGCACCACCGCAGGGTCCGGCCAGGTGTGGCGGGGCGGGCGCGGCGTGGCTCTACACGGATCGCTTGGCGCGGAACGGTTTGGCGGGGCAGGCAAGGCCAGGTCCACTTCGCTTGGGCGGCTTCGATCGCTCGGCACGGCCAGGCAGGCGCGGCTACACGCGTCCAGCCGTGGCAGGGCGCGGCTACACGCGGTCCGGCGCGGCAAGGCGGGCAAGGCTGGGCATGTTCGGGCCTGGTGGGTTTCGTCTTGTGCGGCAAGGCGGGCGGGGCTGCGCATCGTGTCGTTTGGTCGGGCGTGGCTGGGCGAGGTCAGGTGAGGCAGGCAGCGCATGGCAAGGACCGGAGTGTTGGTCAAGGTGGGGCCGGGCCAGGCAGGCAAGGCGTGGTGCGAGCGGCAATGCACGGTCGCGCGGGGCTCGGTCAGGCGGGCAAGACGGGGCGAGGTGTTGACGGTGTGGCTGCGTCCGGCTAGTCATGGCCAGGCAGGCGGGGCCCGGCAGGTTGGCGGCAGGGCGAGGAGTGGATTGGCCCGGCACCGCCCGGCAGGCAGCGCAAGGCTTGGCCGGGTACGGATTGCCCGGTTGTGCAGGGCGCGGCGGGCAAGGCCCGGATGGATGGGCAAGGTCAGGTACGGCGGGCAAGGCTCACCTGGGCGCGGCTCGACTCGGTACTGCATTTACGGCAGCGTTCGGCCAGGCAGGTCCGGCTGGTCAAGGGACGTTTGGCGGGGGCAGCAAGGCCCGGCAGGCAAGTGGGGCTCGGATGGATGGGTCCGGCGGCGCTCGACCCGGCACGGCGCAGGCACGGCAGGCGTGGCTCGGTCCGATTGGCTGCACGAGGCTCAGCAGGGCATGGCAGGCACGGCATCGCCGGGTCTGGCGTGGAAGGTGCTGCTGGTCAAGGCAAGGCCAGGCAGGCGCAGCGTGGCGGGGTCCGACACGGATGACGGGGCAGGGCCAGGCCAGGCAGGCAGGGCAGCGCTGGTTCCGGAGAGCTCGGCTGGGCGAGTCAGCGGTGGCAAGGCCAGGCAAGGCGGGCAAGGCTAAGTTCGGCGTGGGCAGCGCGACCGGGCTGGGCAAGGCGGGCTGGGCTGGGTCCGGCATGTTTCAGCTGGGTGCTGCATGTGTAGCAAGGCCGGGCTGGGCAAGGCGGGCTGGGCATCGCACGGAGGGCTGGGTCCGGCAGCATTCAGCTGGGTGCGTCGCATCAAGGCACGGCGGGCGGAGGCACGGCATCGGTGGCCCTGTGGGGCAAGGCGTGGTCCGGCAAGGCGGGCGGTGCTTGGCGCGGCTCCGGTTTCTTCGCACTGCTCAGCTCGGCAAGGCGGGCGCGGTTTGGGGTGCTTGGCGCGGTTCGGTCGGGTGTGTCGTGGCAGTTCTCGGCGAGGCGGGGCGGGCAAGGCCGGGCACGGATGGAACCGTCCGGTGTGGCTTGGTATGTCCCGGCAGGGCAGGCACGGCCAGTTCGCGCGCGTCCAGGACAGATAGGCGCGGCAGGGCGGGCACGACGGGAAGGCGCAGCAAGGCCGGGCTTGGACCGTAGCGGTGAGGCGCGGCACGGCAGGCAGGGCAACGCTTCGTCCGTTACGGATCGCAGGGCGCCGCGGGGCAAGGCGGGCAGTAACCGAAGAAACCCCCGCCCCTCGGCGGTAGTAAGCTGTCAAGTGACGGCCCGCTGGGGGCGGCTAGAACGAAAGGAACAGGAATGACGCTTGATCAGGACCTAGCTATCACCGAGCACACCGACGTGGTGCACCAGCTCGACGTGGCGAAGCTGACGATCGAGGTGCTGAAGAACGATATCCGCATCATCGCCGAGGCACTCAAGAGCGAGGCCGGGGATCGGGGGTGGTGTGAGGACTACCGAGCGTTCGTCGACGATGTGAACGCCCGGTGCTCCGATGCCCACCTCCAGCCGTGCTGGGCGCGGTGGAGGATCGAATACAAGGTCGTCATCGAGGCCACCACAGACGCGATCGAGAACGCGACCGAGCAGCTTCGTGGAGACCTCCAGGTCTCCGAGCTGGAGCCTGGTGACATCCACCGGGTCGATGTCACGCTGAACTCTCGGGAGCGTGTCGAGGGATGAGCGCGCCGCCCGGGCACGTGAGCATCGCCGAGGCGGTGCGGCAGCTCGGGATCGCCCGGCAACGGGTCCACCAGCTGATTCGGATGGGGCTTCTCGCCGGGACCCAGGCTGACGACAAGCGCTGGTACGTGCCGCAGGAGGCGATCAACGAACGCCGGGCGCTGCTCCAGCACCAGAACTCCACTCAATGCATCACCACCAGGGAGGTAGCTGACTTCTTCGGAGTCGATGTCAAGACCGTGCGGGCGTGGTATCACGCCAAGCTGCTGAAAGGCACCATGTACGGCGGACGGAAGGGCAAGTTGTGCTTCTCCACCGCCGACGTCGTGAGCTTCGTCCCGCCAAGTCTCGGATGGCGCCGCAAGCCACCGACAAGAACCCTTCGGGGGCGCACATTTCCGCCCCCGCCGGGATGGCCCGCCGGGCCAACAACCAACCAGAAAGGAACCAACCAAAGTGGTAACCGCAAAGCAGAAGCAGGCGATGAAGGAGCTGCAAATCCAGCACCTTGACGCCCTCGCCGAATTGGGCGGGCGCTTGCTCGGGGAGGAGGACATCACGTTCTCCGGGACGAAGTTCGTCCTGCCCGAGCGGGTCGACCTCTCAGGGGCGATCGACTTCCTGGTCCAGCGCCGTGACGACGAGGAGAACGACCACCGCTTCGTGCGGACGTTCCCCTACCGGCCCTACGACGGGGCCCGCGCCACGGCGATGGCGATCCGGGAGGCATTCGGCTTCACCCTCGGCCAGACGCTGCACTCGTTCTTCGGGCGGGAGTTGCCGCAGCTGGTCGATATCAAGACCGGCCCCGGCGACGACGACCGAGAGCAGGTGCCGTGGGGGGCGATGCGCGTCCCCGGGATGAAGGGCATGACCATCGTGCTGGGCGCGTCCAAGGACGCCGAGTTGGGGGCGGTGTTCCAAATCATCGCCGAGGGGCCGCGGAAGTACCGCTGGCACATCGAGGGGCTGTTCAAGCTGATCGACAAGTACCTCCAGACGGACTCGATCTACAAGGGCAAGGCCATCGACGGGGCGGAGCAGTTCATCGACGTGGGGGTCGTGAACCCGCTCGACGTGGTCTTCACCGACTCGGTCCAGCGCCGCCTGGAGGGCGACGTGTGGGCGTTCATCAAGCACGCCGAGTTGCTCGACAGCTTGGGCCAGGGGGGCAAGTTCGCCGTCCTGTTCGAAGGGGACTACGGCACGGGCAAGAGCCTCGCCGCGATCCTCACCGCCCAAGTCGCGGTGGCTCACGGGTGGACGTTCTTGATGTGCCGTCCGGGCCGGGACAACCTCACCGTGACGCTGGAGATGGCTCGCATGTACCAGCCCGCGGTGGTGTTCGGTGAGGACGTGGACACGATGGCGGGGCCGCAGAGCGGTGACACCATCGAGCGCTACTTGGACCTGCTCGACGGGATCAAGCAGAAGGGGCTGAAGCTCCTTGCCGTGTTCACCACCAACCACGCCGACCAGATCCACAAGGGGATGCTGCGGCCGGGGCGGATCGGGGCGGTGATTCACGTCGGCGAGATGGAGCGCGACGGCGTGGAGAAGCTGGCCCGCCGGGTGATCGGCGATGCGCTCGACCCGGACACCGACTTTGACGAGGTGTTCATGCACGTCGAGGGCTACATGCCCGCCTTCGTGCGAGAGGTGCTGGATCGCAGCGTGCGCTACGCGATCACGCTCAACGATGGGCAGCTCGGGAACATCGGCACCGAGGCGATCTGCCTCGCCGCCGACGGGCTCCGCGATCAGCACCGACTGATGGAGGAGGCCAGCGAGGAGCGGATCACCACCGACCTCACCACGGCGCTCGGGTCGGTCGTCAAGCGGGCCGTCCACGGGACCGAGGTGCGGAACTTCGACGGAGACGCCGAGTACGAGCTCATCGCCAACAACGGGAGCTAGCTCGTTGGGCGGAGGGGCGATCCGTGCGCCCCTCCGCCCAACCCTCCCCGCCCTTCGGCGGGGCTAAGCTGTCAAGTGACGGGTCGACCCGTCCCAACCGAAAGGAACTATGCATGGACATTGTGAGAAGACGTTTCACCCTCACCACCCGTGACGGCGAAACCCCGGCAATGGGGACGTCACGGGTCCGCTCGGAGTACGTGGAGGAGGCCTGGCTGCCCTTCTTGGGGCCGAACGCCTTGCTCTTCGCCCGCCGGGCGGACCTCGCCCTCTCGACGCAGAGCAGTTGCGGCGTCGAGGTGGGGCGGTGGGCGACATCATTAGGGATGCAGCCCGAGGAGCTGATGCTCGCCGCCAATCGGCTGGCCCGCTATGGGCTGGCGGAGTGGGCCGGGGACAGCTTCGTGCTGTCGCGGCACTGGCCCCCGGTCCCCGCCGCGATCACCACCGAGCCCCACCGGGCCGCACTCATCGCACTGGAGGACGCCGTATGACCGAATACGCAGCCGCAAAGCTGGTCGACCCCGTGGTCGCCGAGCTGGCCGGGGATTGCGCCCGGCAGATCGCCACCAACCTGGGCGAGAGCCCGGAGGCATGGCGGGGGGCGGCAGAGATGGCGCTCTTCATCAAGGCCGTTGTCACAGCGAACGTCGAGGTCGTGGATGACAACCCGGCGTTGGGCGACCAGCAGATCACCCAGCTGCTCACGGTGGCGTTCCTGGAGCAGTTGCCCCTGTGGCCTGCGGACGTCAGCGGGGAGCCGCTGATCGTCGAAGTGGCGCCGGGCGAGCCGCGGCCCCACTTCCGGGAGGCCTGATGCGCCACGCCGTCGAAACCCTGATCCTCACCATCGTCACCACCGCAATGGTCCTCTACTTCGTGGTCTTCCTGCTGGTGACGTGGAGCGACCGACCTCGCGTCGGCCGCTACGACAACGGGGCACCTCGCCCGGTGCGCCCCATTCAACGGAAAGGAACCAGATGATCAATACGAAAGAGCTGGCCGGGGCCTACATGACCTCCGCCCGCACCATCTTCTTGGATGACGGCACCGTCGACCCGGTCGTGGCCTTCCACGGCGGGCCGACGTCGCTGCTGGTCGAGTTGAGGCCCCACCCGGAGTTTCATCCGTCGGACCAGGCGGTGTCGATCACCTACGCCTTCAGCATCGTGCTGGAGGCCACGCACGTGGTCGCCGTCAACGAGACCTGGATGAGGAAGTTCGGCCTTCACGAAGCGAGCCCGCGGAGCCTGGAGCGGGGACAGCTCCAGAGGATGCATCAAGACGGCGACACCAATGTGCACACGGCGATTCTCGTGATCGCTGCCGATCTCGCCCACCACGAGAACAGCTACGTGCTCACCCGGGACGTCGACCAGGACGGCCTGGAGGAGGACAGCGAGGGATGGAATGAGCGGGACCTGAACCTTGGGTCGGGCTCCTATCTCGACCGCCTGCTCGATGCTTGGGCGCAGGGCAAGGAAGCCGCCAAGGGAGCGCCGCCGGGTGGTGGTTGGGAGATTGTCGCGGGGATTCTCGCCATGAAGGGGATGATCAGCTCCGTCGTCCGGTTCGGCCCCAGGGAAGAAGTCGATGAAGTGATGCGACGGGTGAAGGCGGGGCAGAACTAATGGCGCTCGTACGCAACCCGTGTAGCCCACCTCAGGGTCACTGGTGGGACGATGTGCCGTCGGACTGGACTCCGCCGTATGGGTTGACCCCGCTCACGTTCCGCTGCCAGCTCTGTGGCTCTGAGCGCCGCTGGGGCCTGGACACCCACGGCAACGTCGTCTACGCCCGCTACGTCCGCACCGAAGGCTGGGTGTCCTGGGCCAAGGGCCAGCGCCCGAGTACCCAGGACTTCCGTCTCGATTGGATCGAGCGCCACATCAGCGCCGCCCGCAAGACACGTAGAGCCAACAACGGAAGGAAGACAGCAAATGGAAGGTGACGGGATGACACGCGCCAGCGTCCAGCTGGCGTTGAAGAACACGATCGAGGAGGTCGACGGGCAGTTCCGCTGTCGCATCTGCCCGCGGCTCTTCACGACCAAGAAGGCGGTGCCGGTGCACGAGCTGACCCACCGCCGGGCGGTCGGACTGGCTCCGCCCGCTCACACCGGCGGCAAGATGCCTGTCTACATCGTCTGCGAATACCAGGGCTGCACGGACCGCATGATCCGCACCAGCCTGCCCCCGCACCTGATGAGCAAGAAGCACGGGCTCGACCGGGCGGCGGCCAGCTTCTACGCCCGCAAGCGTTCAGAGGCAGAACGGGGGCGCGTGGAGAATCCGATGAACCTCGCCCCGGTGAAGCTGTCCGACGAGGAAGCGGACGCCTTCTTCGAAGCGATCAAGAAATCGCCCATGACCGGCCTGGACGCGGTCGAAGCGGTCACCGGCATTCTCGGCGCGGCGCGCTCGGACGGGCTGCTGCCGACCCGGCTGCTTCCGGCCGTGCACGACCTGATCGGGCATACCGAGACCGTGCTGGAGGAGTTGCGAAGGTTGAGCGAATGAACGGCAAACACGCCCTCGCCGATCAGATGGCCGACAGCTTCCGCGACGACGCCGACCAAGAGATGAAACACGCGGTGCTGAAGGTGATGACTCCGCTGATCGAAGAGCTGGGCGAATCCGTCGAGGCCTGGCGGGGGGCCGAGAAAGCGATGGCTTTCTACGGTCAGGCGATACTCGCCGTGTCCGATGTCTTCGAATCGGACAAGGACCGCGACGCAGTTGGGCGACTGGCATCACTGCTCACCGCCGCCTTCCTCGACCAGCCCGCGGCACGGGCGTTGCGGAGGTCGGCGTGATTCTCGTCGGCTGGTGCACCGTGTGCCACCGGATCAGGCGCATCCGGGTAAGGACATGGACCCGCGTGCCGCAAGGGGTCTGCACCGACTGCGAAAGGAAGACGCGATGAGGCACAGGTGGCAATTGGCGATGGCGGCGGGTGTGTGGTTGGGGGGTGGGGTCGCCTTCCTAGTGGTCGGCTGCGCGCCCGACGATCCCCCCGCCCAACAGGACCTCCCCGACGAGAAGGTCTTGCAGAACATCGACCAACGCATCGTCTACGTCAACCCGGATGCCTTCCCCAACGTGATCGCCTTCTGCGACGGACCCACGCGCCTCTACGTCACCTCTCGCGACACCCAGAGCCCGCTGGCGATCAACAACCACCCCCTGTGCACGAGAGGAGGATCATGAACAATGGACGTGATGGCGCGCCGGTCGTGGGACCCGGACGAACTGGTGGCCCTCGCCCTCGCCGCGGCCACATTCGTCGCGGTGCTGTTGCTCTGGCGGTGGTAGCGCCATGAGCGGGCGGAGGTGGTACGAGCCACCGCCCGAGCCATATCGCACGATCCTCACGTGGGGCGCTTCGGTGCTGCTGGTGATCATCGTCGTGCTCATCGTGATCGGGCTGACGGCATGACGAACGACCGAACCGAACCGCCGATCGAATCACCGCCGCGGACCAAGACCGAGATTCGTGACGCCTTCCTCGACGCGCTCGCGGACTACTTCCTCGATGAGTCCGACGCCGAAGATGTCATGCCGTTCGCGCTCCGGTGGCGGGAGGCCAGACGTGGGAACTGAACCGCCGTTCACTCCCCGCCGATGCGAGTGCGGTCAATACCCTGACGTGTGCCAACGCTACGGGCATCGCAGCGACTACGAGCAGACACCTGATTCTGTTGCCGAACCGCCGAGCAATCCCGGCCAGACCCACTACTACGGCGACGACTGCGACCCGCCGCACGAACCACCACCCGGCTGGAAGGTGGTCGGAACGGGATTGTTCCGTGACCCCGTGCCGATGACCGATGAGGGATCACGGCGCGCATTGGACGGATTGGAAGCACCAGCGATGAGCACAGAACCGCTGGACGATTCAGGCGAGCCGCGACGCTCAGAGGAACCTCAGGATCGTTTGACGAGGATCTGCGACGACATGACCAAGACCTTCGACCTCCACCCGGAACATCTCGACACCGACCGCTGCATGGTGTTCCTCGATGACCCGGTCTCGGGCCGGGCGGGGATGGTCGCCTACGCCTGGGAGAACGACGCCGAGGCGATCGCCCACCTGTTCATGCACATACGGGCGATGTTCCGCGCCCAAGGCAGGGACCTGGAGATCATCGCCATCCCCGACGATCCGAGTGAGCTGGACCAGTGAGGGGGTCCAGGAACAAGCCGATGGAGCTGCCGCCCGACGAGCTGGACGAAGTGCTGCCCGAGGACTGGAAGTTTCCCGCCGCCCAGCTGTACCGCTGGCTCGCCCTCGGGCGACGGGTCGATCAGATGCTGGCACGGGAGCCACCTCTCACCGTTGGCACACCGCAGTGGCAGGTCGGGTGGAACGCCTGCCTTGATGCTGTCCGCGACGGGTTCGTGCGCACCGAGATCGACGGGGTGCCCACCCGCGAAGCCGCGCTGCGGCTGCTGCGCGACCTGTGCGACGAGCTGAACGCGCAACGCGGGTTGACGACCAGAACGCTCGGGGCGAACCTGCGGTTGGTGGCGCAGCTCCTGGCCGACGAAATTGAGCGGCGTGATCCCGGGCGGTGAGATTCTTGACCCATGATGATCCTGCGCTGTGTAGAGAGCGGGCGCTACCTCCGGGCCTACGGCTTCGGCCTCCATCAGTTCACCAACGACCCCGGCGAGGCGTTGCGGTTCGACGATGCTCCCTGCGAGCGGTACCGAGACGGGCCGTACACGATGGAGTTCGTGCCAGTCGCGACCACCGGCGGCAAGGTCGTACCGCTTGCGACACGCTCCACACAGCCGCCTACGGACTCGCCCGGGCCGCGCCGCCCCCCGGGTACCCCCCCGGGCCGCCCAGGACCGTACGGCGCTGCGTGGAGGCGCTCAGAAGCTGTCGAGGCCGGGGCCGCGGGGCCCCGGTAGGCCAAGCGTCGCGGCGAGGTCCACGGCCACGCCCACCGGCGACTGCCTGCCACTGATCCTGACGTGCGGTCGCTCCGCGATCAGGTTATCCAACTTGGTCAGCCGACCCTTGAACCAGCTCGGGTCTTGGTTCGATCCCCGAGCTGAGGCTCGCTGGCGACACTCCCACGCCGGGGCGTCGATGAGCACGACCACCACCCGCGCGAACTTCGCCACGGCGTCGAGGAACTTGCCCGATGCCAGCCGGTCGCCTTCAGCTACCACCTTGGGCGCTGGCTCGGCGCGGAGGAACTCCAGCGCGGCGGGGGCGATCGACATGCTGAGGGCGTCGGTGCCGCTCATCGGCGGGCGGATCCGGCCCAACTGGATCAGCCCGCCGTCGCCGTAGATCAAGTGCGGAACCGGGTTCACAAGTTGGCTGGTAGGTGGGCCGAGTGCTCGCTGCACCGCCGTCGTCTTGCCCACCCCGGGGGGGCCGATGACGGCGTAGTAGATCATGCCGCGTGCGCCGGGATCGACTTCAACCACGACTGAAAGTGGGGGTTGCGGATGGCGACTCCGCCTCGACCGGCGCGCACGCGCGCCACGGCTTCGTTACCGCTGATACCGAGCCAGTAGCACAGCGTCAGCCCAGCCAGCAGGCCGCTGCGATTGCGGCCCCCCTGGCATTGAGTGAGCACGCTGCCCCCGTTGGCCACGGCACGCGCGGCAAGCCGGGCGTGGACGTCGTAGTGGGCGAAGCTGTCATCGTTCATTCGGCCGTCGGGTACTGGAACGTGGACGTAATCAGCTACCGCAGCAGCGAGGGCATCGTCACGCCCATGCCACAGGTTGATCACCATCGTGATGCCCCGCTCGGTCATCGCGGTCGCCTTGGGCAGGGCGGGGACGTCGAGCAGCTGCGGGCCCATGAACACCCGGCCCTCACCGACGTCGTACATCAACGTCTTCACACCAGTGAGGATTCCCGCACGGCCGGATGCGCCAGGTCGCGCGTCGCCTTGTAGTCGTAGCGCAGGTCGCTCCAGGTGTACCCGTAGTCGGCGGCGACGGCGCCCAGCTCGTCACGGGAGGTCCATCCGTGGATTTCGCCCAGCGACACCTCGGGGAACAGCTCCCGCCGCATTCCCCAGCCGGGTTCGGTCAGCGCCGTGCCCCAGTACGGCTCGGCGGCGCGCAGTGCCTTGGCCTCGCCGTCGATGCTCTTGCCGGGGAACTGCTTGCGGTTGTCGATCGACTGGTGGTACTCGCAGGTCATCACCTGGAGCTCGTAGTGATTGAGCTCGACGCCCCACTCGTCGCGCACCCGGCGCAGCGTGGTGTTGGCGATCGACTCCGACTTGGCCGCCCCGGCCAAGCTGTTGTCGGTCGACAATACGCGGGTGTGCTGGGGCCACAGCAGCGACAGCGTGCGCCGGGGCGATGCCGCGTCGCGGGCCCGGATGTCGTGCAGCGCCGTCCCCGCCCCAAAGCGGGAGAACAGCTCCAGGATGCGGATGGCGATGTAGCGGCCGACTCCATACACGCCAAGTACGTCGTTCCAGGCGGCTTGGTAGTTCGCCGGGGAGGGCGCGCCGTGCCACCAGTCCCGGTCCGGCCAGTCGCGTGAGCGCAGCGCGTAGGCGCGCAGGTAGTGGGCCAGCTTGTCCGAGCGGCGGATGGCCCGGCGGTGGCGGTGGAAGGTAAGTCCATCCCAGCAGTCAGTGAGCCCGTCACGCAGCTCGTCCTCGCTGCTGGCGAGCACCTCGTCGTGGCTGAGGTGACTCCACAGCGCCATCGCGCTGCCCGTGTTGTAGAACGCCGCGTAGCAGCCCGCCCGCCACACCTGCTCGTGCACGGGGAGACCGTGACTCATCCCGGCGACCATGCACAGGTGCGCGCTGGGCCCGCCGACCGCCTTCTCGTAGCGGCAGAACTCACTGAACAGCCGCCAGTGGTCGGTCATCGGCCTGCCGCGGTGAGACGGTCCCGCTTGGCCTCCTCGGCCATCGTGGCGGCCAGCTGGGCTCGGCGCAGTTCGTGAGCGGGGTCCTCGGCGCACTTGCTCATCGCCGTCTTGGCGTAGGTGACGACCGTGTAGCGGAAGCCGCGACTGGCCGCCAGGTGCAGCGGGGTGACCCCGTGGACGACGGACTGACCGTCCAGGATCGTGATGCTGCCGTGCTCGACGGGAAGGTAGACGTTGTAGTCGGCCAGGTGCAGCATCCCGCCTTCGACTTCGCGGCGGCAGCCCAGCATCGCCGACCAGGAGCCGGGGACGTTCGACTGGTCACGGTGATAGGGCAGGGCGGCGGTGCGGTTGATGATGCCCGAGGTCCACGGCGTGCCCCCGATCAGCCAGGCCGGGGCGATCAGGTCACGGACCCGCCCGGCGGTGCGATCGTGTACGTCGGGGGCCTGGATGCGGAAGACGTGCTCCGCCAGACGGCAGAACTCGGTGAGCACGCCCATCGCTTCGGCATTGCGGTCGTTGAACTGGCTCCGGCAGCAGGCCCACCGGCGGCGCATCGGGGCTGGAGGCTGATAGCCGAAGGTGGCGTGAGTGACGACGACCCCGCTGAGGCGCGTGGTGGTGCTGGCGTTGGGGCCGAAGAAGTCCCGGTCCCACCCACCCGGTTCGAACCTGACCTTCGCCAGCGCGTTGGCCAAGCGGGTGGCGAGGTGCCTGGCCGGGACCACGTAGACGACGACCACTTCGCCCGTGGCGGCGTCGACGATGGCGGTGTCCTCGGTGAGCACGCGGTCGCGCTCGGTGGGGTGGCGGGGATTGGCCCGGATCTGCATCTGACTACAGGAAGGGCACGGCTGGCGCGGCTTGAACGGAATCATCTCCCCGCAGCTGAGCACCCGACCGTCCCACTGGTCCTTATGCCCTTCGGCGTAGGCGCACGGCACCAGTGGGGCCTGGCGCTCCAGCTCCAGCCGTTTGATCGGGGTGTTCTCGCGGCGCACTAGACCGCCGTCAACACGTCGGCGACGAGGCGCTGGACGACTTCGGCGTTGGTCTGGAGGCCGAACCGCTCGCGCAGCTTGGACAGCCCACCGGCGACGGTCTCGTAGTCGTTGGGGCCGTAGGGCAGGATGATCGACCTGACGTCGAGCTCGTTGTACGCGTCGAGCCGGTCGTCGGGGGTGAGCCCCTGGCGGATGCCGCCGATGATGGTGTCCGACTCGATGCTCTGGAGCAGCAGCTCGTAGGCGGCGCGGTCGTAGCCTGCCGCTTCCAGGCCCGCCCCGCCGTCGCTCTCGACCAGCTGTTGCAGCAAGCCGAACAGCTCGGTGTCGTCGTAGAACGCCAGGTCCGAGCTGCGGTTGTCGACCAGCATGATCTTCTTGGCCGTTGCGTCATCGACGTCGAGCCAGAAGGCCGGGATTGTCTTGGCCCCCTGGTCGCGCAGCACCCGGAACCTCGTGTTCCCGGCGATCACCCACCCCGTCGAGCGCTGGATCAACACCGCCCCGAACCAGCCGTTGTGCTTGATGCTCTGCGCGACCACGGCGTCGTCCCCTCGCCGTGGATTGTTGGGGTGCTCGCTGATCTTGTCGATCGGGACTTCGGGATCGAATTCCTGCTGGACGATGTTCATGCCGCTCCCTTCATCCGCCACTTCCTCACGTTCTTCTGCACCGCATCTTCGCCCACGGCCTTGCCACCGGCGCGCTTGGCGGCTCTCGTCAGGCGGGCGGCGATCTCGACTTGGGTCATCCCCTGCTCGTAGAGCCGGGCGATGAGCTCCCGGCGGTGGAGTTCGGCCAGCTCGCCTTGGGTGACGCGAATCTGGATTCGCTCCAGTTCCCGCTCCAGCGGGGTTCGGGCTGGGGGGATCGAGCGGTTCACGACAGCGCGCGGATCGAAGCCGCGAGGGTCCTCAGCGCGTCGAGCGTGGCGCGCAGGCTAAGCAGTGATTCCCGGCACGAGTTGCGTGCCGCGGTGGCGATGAGGAAGGTCTTGTATTCCTCGTTGCTGCTGGCGTCGGCGCGGGCAGCGCGCTCGTCCACGGTCATCTTCTTGTCCCCCGCTCCGTTGATGATCGCCAGCGTGCACATCGCGTGGTGGGCGCGGTAGCTGGCCTCGGCCTCGGCGGCCTTGTGGGCCAGCCGCCGGTAGTCGCCGGTGCGCTCCTCCAGGACGTCGGTCAGGCGGCAGATGCGCTCCTCGACCTCGACGCGGGTCAGGATTTCGTTGTCTTGCATGGCTCTCCGAAGACTAGATCGAACCTGTGGTGTCCTGCCGCCACATGGCGGGTCTCAGCCGCTTCACTGTGGAACTCCTCCCCGCAGGAGCAGCGAGTGTGGTACTTGGCCTTGGCGGTCTTGCGGGTGGTGCGCTTGGACTTGGTGTCGACGCCCAGCGCCTTTGCCTGCGCGGGGGTCAGCTTGACGGCAATCGCAGCCCCGCTTCGTAGGCGCATTGGCCCGCGCACACGTCCCAGCGGATGCCGTTGGTGTCGACGGCGAGGTTCTCGTACGGCTCGGTGTGGAGCTCCCCGCAGACGCAACATCTGCACCAGCCGTCGCCTCTTGCTAGTCCGGGGTCCATCCGCACTCCCGGCAGGCCATCCGCCCGCCGCAGTCGGGGCACTTGCGGCGCAGCTTGTGGTCGTTGGCCGCGGTGGCACAGGTGATCGAGCAGTATTTCCGCGGCGCCCCGGGGACGTCGGGCAACGTGATCGGGCCGCCGCAGTGGGCGCAGACCTTCTCGGTCAGGACTTCACCCATACCGCAGCTCCTCCAGGACCGCCCCGATGGCCTCGACGGCGTCAGAGTCCTCGGGGTGCGAGGGCAGCGTCATCACGTAGTCGGCCAGCTCGTTGACCCCTTCGTCGGTGAGGTAGCCGAACGGGTCGCAGGCCAGATCGGACTCGCGGTCCTTCATCATCTCCTCGCGCACCTCCGACTCGGCGGGGTAGCGGTCGTTGAAGAAGTCCACGGTCTCCCGGCTCATGCCCTTGATGATGCGGGGCACCGGGCTGAACACGCCGACCTCGACCTGGTGCGGCTCTTCGATGAACTCGGAGTGCATCGGCTCGCGGCCGATGCGGCGCCGCCACTCGTCGTGATCGTGATTGTCGGAGTAGGTCATCGACCCCCAGGTGATCGACAGGCCCCAGCGATTCTCAAACTCCAGGATCGCCTGGCGGAGGGAGTGGCCGTGCTCGTCGCAGTGATGCCACACCTTCACCGGGTAGGTGCGCTCACCGACGTCGAGCACGTCCATCTTCAGCCGCTCGTCGTAGCGGTGACGGATCACCGCGACCACCCGTAGTGGTCCAGATTGGCGACCGCCTGGCGCCCAGGGACGGTGATCATCCAGACGATGCTCTCGTCGTCGCTGCCGGGGTTCTTGCGTCGCCGCCCCGAGTCGGCCAGGTAGCCCGCCGCCCGGAGGTCGGAGCAGCGTCGGCGGCAGCCGTCGAAGGCGGAGGGAACCGCCGACGCTCCGACCACTCTGACCGTCGCCTGTTGGTCGGTCAACGGCTGCGTGGAGAACGCCCGGAGAAGCTTGGCGCTCCGGCTCCGTTCACTGAACCGGCCCACGTCGGGCTCGCGCTTGGCGGCGAGGTGGCTGGTCTCGGGATCGGTGACTCGGGCTGGAGCGCTGGGCACCTTGCGCGCCGGTGCCCAGCGGGTCACTGACGCCAGGACGGTCTCGTAACCGTACTGCTCGACGAGGGCAGCCGTCGAAGCGTCCAAGTCGTCGAGATAGCCAGACACCGTGAACAGTGTTCTCTCTCCGGTCACAGAAGTTCCTTTCGCGTAGGTCCTACGTAAGTTTAGCCCCGCCGAGGGGCGGGCGGAATTGCCCGACTAGCTGGAGGGGCCTGGGGGGTATACGGTTTACGTAGCGGCCCCGCCGGGGCCCAAACAGAAAGGGACATGATGCTCCCCAAGAGAGTCATCGACAAGGACCACGAGCTAGAGGGGCGGCACGACCGTGCCTCCGAAGCCCTCGCCAAGCACCGCTGGCACTGGACGTTGGACGAGTCCAACCCCGACCGTGTGAGTCAGAGCGCCTACGCTCGGGCAGTCGGACGGAGCCAGGGTGTCATCAGCCACTACGGCCGAGGCTGGGTCATCTACCAGGAGCGCCTGGCTAATAGCCCGGCTATTAGTTCCGGGTTCACGATCCACGACGCCATCCGCCTCTCCGGAATGAAGGCTGAAGACCAGGAGTTCGCCGAGGCCATCGCCGAGGGGTCGGGGCGTCCCGTGGCGCAAGTCGCACGTGGCGACAACCGGCACCGCTTCCACGAGACGGTCGGCCAGGCCAAGGCACGGGCCGAGCGCCGTGGGACCGACGCCGTGGACGAGGCCCGGCGGATCGCCGAGAACCAGCGTCGTAGCCAGGAGATGGATCGGCGTGAACGGGAGCGCCGCGCTCAACGGCACACCGCTCGCTACGTCGAGATCGAAGGCGATCTCGCCGCCGCCCAGCGTCGCCTGACCCACGCCCTCAGCGTGGGCAAGGACGTCGGTTTCGATGACGAGGAAATGGAACTGATCCGCGACTCGATCGCCAAGATCAGAGCCCTGCTCGACCTCATCGACCTGCGGATGGCCGGAAGCCCGGGGATCGACTGGGACGCCGAGCTGGCGAAGCTGGGGGGTGACGCCTGATGGCAATGGCATTGACCAAGCGTGAGCAACGCCGCATCGACCTGATCGACTTCGCCCTGGCCAACCCTGATGGGATCACCGTCGAGGACATGATGGCCGAGTTCGGCTGGAACATGCGGGTCGCCAACGAGACCATCCGCGACGTGCGGCTGTACCTCGGTGAGTTCGAGGACATCAACTTCCCATGCGACCCCGACCCCGCTGACCCTACGGGACGGTGGCTCTACCGGCTGGTCGGCACCCTGGACGAAGTCCGGGGATGGACGGCCAACCGCATGGGTGACGCGGAATCCCGACTGCGCACGATGCAGGCGATGATGAAGTCCATCGTCGCCGCCACCAATGGACGCACAACCATCGGTCGCAAGGCCCGCACCACGGAGAAGGCGCTGCGCCGCCTCGTGGAGGACCTGGACGACATCGTGCTCGACGGAACTCCCTGACCTAGCTGCCTGCGGTCTGCAACAGCAGGCCGCAGGCATAGGCCCCGGCTCGGTCGACGTTGTGCAGCCGGTCGTGCGCGCTGAGGCAGACAGCGACGAGGTTGTCCAGGGTGTGCTTGCCGCCCCGGCTCAGGGGGAGCCGGTGGTGGACGTGAAGTCCCCCGAAGCAGTGATGGGGGAACCCCCGCACCGCCGCCTGGCAGGTGTGCTGATCCCGGGCCAGCACCAGCTCACGCAGGG